TCTTCTTTCTACCAAACCAAGGGTGAAGTTTACCTGCAGGAAATCCTCCACCACCAGTTTCCTCTTTCATGTTAGCCCAACTATTTGAATTAACTACATCAAACAAACTAGAATAATATAATCCTAACTCTTTTACTTCATCTTGGTTAATTGTTTCGTGAAGTATCCATGTTTGTAGATCGTTTGGTTTTAAGTTATGTGCTTTTAGGTGGTTTTGCCATCTTAGCCCACTACCTTCATACTTATAAGGATCTTGAATTGTCTTACCTAGATACAATAACCCTTTAGGACTCTGCTTAACGTATATGTAAGTCTTCTTATTCTCCACCTTTCATAGCTTTGATTATCATCGTAGCTACTGAATTTAAAGGTACGATGAATCCTATAACGTTACGATATGGCGATCTATCATCAAAATCTACCATTACGCCAGCAGCTCCTAGGCGTTTCTGTAATGCTATACTTATTTGTTGAGCCAAAGCTTGCTTGTCTCTAGGATCTTGGAACTCTTGATCTAGAATGAACTGGAGTTTAACTCCTTTCTTGGTAGGATTATCGTTAACGTCGAACTGAAGCTTGTACTTCTTTCCTCCGACGGTTATATTGAATAGTGGATTAATAGCCTGCGCCATCTTGTTTTTAAATAAATATCTTACTCTATTGTTAATAGTGACATATCGAACGGTGGATTTTTAACCACGATTTGATCTGGGGCTAGGCTGACCACGTTCTTTACCTCTATTCTGGCTGATCCTAGTTCATATATTCCTGGTTCATAAGGTTCTATAATCGAGCTTATACGCGTCAGGTTTTGTAGAAAAGGATCTTGTTGAGGATCGACTTTACCAAAGGACACTTCAATTTTAATGTTATAATCATCTGGCTGACCTACTTTGTAGATCGAATCGAAATCAACCTGATTGTAGAACTCTTTATCGTGTTCCCAATCCTCTAGTGAAAATCCTAATAGTTCGTTTGCTGGATCATGTTGGTTACTGAAGATAGATATGATCGCTTTCTTTTGATCTTCGTTTCCTAACCACACTCTTGAAAAGAATGGTTCTATTTGTACTATGAACATCGGATTCAATTTGCCAGGTTCTGACAAAACTAGATCCATATCGATCTTATTTAGTTTGGGTTCACCATGATTAAAGTTACCCCACTTCTGTAAGAATCTCCTAATCTCTATTCCGTCTGCTATTTTCTGAAGTTCAACACGTCTTTGTGCATCTTGATTGTTCTTATCAAACCAATTCTTTCCTCTTGAAGATACACATGTGAAATGATATACCACAGCAGAGAAAGTTTGTTTTAGACTTATTCCTGCATGTAAACATCTTTGGACAAAGTCAGAATCTTCTCTAGCTCTTCTAAACAAAGTATCATATCCTCCTATCTTCATCCACGTTTCTTTATGAAATGTATATGGTGCAAAGAAGTAGTCTACTATTTCACTTCTTTTAACTGTTTCTGAAAACTCTACAAACTCATCAAATTTAAATTCAAGAGGATCTAAACCAAAGTCTTTTGTTATAGTTTTATCTGATGGTCCATGAAGTGGTGGTTCTATTCTAGTAGAACTTAATATTGTATTCTCTTCTAAAGCATTTATAACTTCCGTATCATAATGTTTAGACACAACCATATCAGATTGTAGATAGCTTATAATGTCATACTTTGCTAGTTCAACTATCAAATTAGAGTTTCTTTGATAGCCTACTATTCCTTTTAGTTTATGAGTAACTATCTTTAGATCAGTAAAGTCATTCTTTACAGACTTTAAATAGTCAACAGTTCCATCTGTGTCTTTATCTACAAATACTATTATTTCATGGTCTTTATTATCTAGATTCTCTTTCAAAGACTTCAAGAGTAGTTTAGTATATTCTAAAGTACCAGCTCCTACATTAGTTGCAAATGTTATATTTCTCATTTTAGTTTATTGTATACTTGTCTAATACCTTCTTCTAGACCAATATAGTTAATTCCAATTGGTTTATAATCACCTATATAATTAGTGACGATATTATTGTTAGACGATATAGCAACTTTATAATTGCTAAGATTATTTACCATCATTGCAATATCTAAAAGCGATTGCTTTCTTTCATAAACACAATCATATGTTTTAGGCAAGTTATTATTGTTTATATAGTAGTCAACTACACTAACTAGATCTTGCATATAAAAGAAGTCCATGTATTTGTATTCATAAACCTGCATGTCTTCTTTATTTATGTACTTATTGATGCAAGATTTGATAAACCTAGTGTCTAATTCATTCTCATCAAACACAGCAAACACTCTCAAATTATAAAAGTTATTTATCTCTTCTATTGATCTAGCTATAACTTTCTTACTCAATCCGTATGGTTCATCAGACATATATAGTTCAGCACCAGAACCAAAATGGATTAGTTTATCATAAGACAATTTATTCTGAAGTAGATTATAATACATAGACAAGTTAATGTCCATGTCTAGATAATTGTCTTTTCTAAGTCTACTACCTCCTGATACTGCGGTATGTATTATTACATCGAAGTGCTTATCTCTCATGTAAACTCTTGTGTCAATAGAGTTAGTAAGGTCTAATGTGTCTCTGCCAATACATGTTACATCATACTTGCTAGATAGTTCTCTGTAAAGACTCTTAGCAATATAGCCAGATTTACCTGTAATTAATATATTTTTTATTCTATCCACTGTATATTTTTTAATTCTCCTGGTATGAACTTACCGTCTTCTCCTAACTTGGCTACTACTTTAGGTTCATGAAATTCATTAGGATCTGTGAACACTTCACATATTGCAGGACCTTCTTGACTAAAGAATTCTTTTAGCGTAGATTCAATATCACTATTGTTCTTTATAGAATAATAAGGTAAGTCGTATGCATTTATTAACTTCTTAAAGTCTGGAAAAGAAACTCCGCTTGACTTCTCAGAAGCTACATACTTCCCTTTAAAAAAGGTTTTCTGAGATATCTTTATAGACAGATACCCATCGTTGTTTAATAGAATGAGTTTTATAGGAAGGTTATAATGTTTGATTGTTTGTAATTCATGTACGTTCAAATGTAAACTTCCATCTCCTTCAAGACAAACTATTTTGTGTTTAATAGCAGCTCCTATTGCTGCAGGCATTCCGTATCCCATCGGAGCACAACCAGTATTTGTAATTAGTCTTTGATCTTTCTTAAGATCTAAAACCTGCATAGTAACTACATTAGCAGATCCATCACTTGTTATTACATGGTGGTCGGTTGGTATAACTTTACTGAGCTGCTCTATAAAATAATAGTTACTAACAAAGTCTTGATTGTCTCTGTGTCTTTGTAAAACTTTAGGAGCTTTGTTTACTTCATTACAATGATCAATCCACTCTGTATTAGTTCTAGGTAACTCTTGAGCCAATAGCTGTTTTAAAAACTGTTTAGCATCAGACTCAACTTTAAGATCAGTAAATAGTGTTGGTTTATTTAATTCATTAACATCTACGTCTACATGTACTTTATAAGCTTGTTTAGCAAAGCTATGAAAGTTGTATCCTGTTTGTCTAACATATAATCTGCTTCCTATAGTTAATAAGAAGTCACAATCACTGATTAAGTTGTTGGCACATATTTGTGCGTGTGTTCCAAATCTACCATAGTATTGTGGATATTCTGATGTGACTAGATCATTTCCGTTCACTGCAGTTATAACAGGAATATTGGTTGCTTCTAAAAGTTTATGTAGCTCATCAACACCACCACTTAATCTAATACCATTTCCAACTATTAGTAGTGGCTTCTTTGCCTCTTTCCATTTATTTAATATTGTTGATAGATCAATGTTGCTAGCATTTTTTATTTCTGTATTATCTTCAAAGCCTACTAATAATTCTGGTTCTATATTTGCTGATTGTACATTCAATGGTATATCTATCCAAACAGGACCAGGTCTACCTGTAGTTGCTAACTTACAAGCCTTTTCTAAATGATACTTTATTTGATCTGGTTCATTTACCTGTACTGCATATTTAGTCATGCTTTTTACAGACTCAACTATATTAAACTCTTGGTCTCCTAATTGTCTTAAAGGTAGGTTTGTATACTCAGTAGTCATTTCTTTATTGACTTGACCACTTATAACAATAACAGGAATAGAGTCTAACCAACTACATAAAGTACCAGTAATAGCATTAGTTCCACCAGGTCCACTAGTAACAACACAAGCGCCTAACTTGTTATTAATTCTAGCATATCCTTCTGCAGCGATAGACGCAGCTTGTTCGTGGTGCGTTGCTACATATTGAACTCCTTCGGTACTTCCTAATGAATCAACTAAGAATATGCAACCTCCACCAGATACTGTAAAAATTGTATCAACTCCATAGTTATCCCTTAAGTATTGAATCACAAAGTCAGATACTCTCATACGTTTCATTTAAAACTTTTCTAATGACTTCAATGTCTTCTATATTTTTTAGAAAAGGTTCTTTATCAATAAGCACCATAGTCAGTTGACCTGTACTCTTTTTATCAGACTTTACAATCTCTAAAAGTCTATCTAAGTTAAACCAATCTCTTTCTAATTCTAGTTCACTGTCTTTTATCAATTTGATTCCTTTGTCTAGAATGATCTCATAGTTGTGAACATCATAGCCAAGATACTTTGAAACTCTAGCCGCTATCATAGATCCTAATATAACAGCAAGTCCATGAGGTATCTTGTTGTTAGACGTAGTTTCTATTGCATGGCCAAATGTATGTCCATAATTTAGAAAGCGTCTTTCCTTTTTATCAAACTCATCTTTCTTTAAAATACTAATTTTATATGAAAGACCTTCATGAATCATTTCTAGTATATCTCTAGAAAGATTAAAGTTCTTAATGTCGTTTTGTAATATGCTAAATTTATAAATCTCTCCTAAACCACTAATATAATCTTTTCTAGTGAGCGTATTTAGAAACTCTTTATTAATTAATATCTTAGTTGGTGGATAGAAAGTTCCTACTAAATTCTTCTTACTACGTAGATTAATAGATGTTTTTCCTCCTACACAACTATCAGCTTGTGCCAAAAGAGTTGTTGGTATTAAAATGTATTCTATTCCTCTGGCATAAACAGATGCACAAAATCCTGCTAGGTCTTGTATTATACCTCCACCTATAACAATTAACTTGGTTTTTACATTAGCTCTTCTTTCAGATAGCTGGCTTAATAAGTCCTCAGCTCCTTCAAGAGTCTTTGCTTTCTCAGTTGCTTCTACTATTATACCACTATTTAATTCAGGATATAGGTTAGCGACATTACTATCTACAATAGATACGGTATTAGGTTCTTTCATAAGATCCTGAATCACTTGCATCGTGTCTATGAATTCAATAGTATAACTATGAATTGAAGACTCTATAGTTAATTTGCTGTGCATGTATAACCTCCGTCTATTATAATGTTTTGTCCTGATATGAACGTATTCTCTATTGACATTTGGTATACTAGCTTAGCAACCTCTTCTGGTTTTCCAAGTCTTTTAGCCGGAACCTTCTTTACAAGTTCTTGTAGTTCTAATTCAGTATTATTCTGATACGTCAAATCTGTTCCTATAAAACCTGGTGATATAGTATTGGCTAAAATCCCTTGGCTTGTATACTCTGCTGCTATTGCTTTAGTTAATGCGTGTAATGCATTTTTGCTTGCACTATAAGCAAGTCTATTAGGTTTTGCTATATTAATCCAAATGCTTCCTATGTTTACTATTCTACCGTATCCTTTTGATATCATATAAGGTAAACACTGTTGTACAATTTGCAGAGCAGAGTTATAATTAACCTGCATCACATCATTATCAGATATGTCTACAATACTTTTTAAAGGGTTAATACCTGCATTGTTAATAACAATATCGTACTCTATATCTTCTAATAGAACATCTGATCTCAAGTCTAATTGATCTCTCGTAGGACTAATCACATAATGACCATTACTTTTAAAGTATTCTGTGATTGCTTTACCTATGCCTCTAGAACCTCCTGTGACTAATACTTTCAT